GCAGCGCCGATGCCAGCAGCCACGGCCCCTACCTTGGTGCTTAGCCCTCCGGTAAGTTTGTCGAGCAGCCCTACCTTCCCTGCCAGCGCCTCAAATGCGTCGGCCAAACGGGTTGCCGTGGGGATAACTCGGCTGGCGCTCAGCTCCTGTATGTCCTGCATGGTGGCCTGTATGCCACGCATGTGGTTCATAAAATCTTTGCTTTGCCGGGCTATGGCATCGGGGTCAACGTTATCGGTGCGCATCTTGGCTATCCGCGCCTGCTCACCGCCTTGTAACTTCTCTAACGCGCCCTTCTGGCTAAGCATGGTAAACGTTTCTTCGTCTACCCCAAAGCCCTCCATAACCTGTGCCCCGATGTAGTGGGGCATGCGCCGGGTAAGATTCACCAGTTGCTTAAGTATCTTGGTGGGGTCGTCGGCAGGGTTAATGCCAAACTGCAAGAGCCGGGCCTGCTGCCCCGGGCTGTTGCGTAGTACCTTGGCCAGCCCCTCTACTGCGTTCTGCGCATTCTCTGCGCTTATACCTATCTGCTCTGCACCGAACCTGAATGCTTGCAGGTTGCGTACACTGCTGCCGGTGCGCAGTGCCGCATAGTACATTTTCTCAAGCCCGGCGGCCGTCCTATACGTAACTGTGCCGACTGCAGTTGCGGCAGTTATGGCCGTGGTGGCAAACTCGGCTAGGGTGCTCTTGGTACGCGCAACGGTACCTTCAAGCTTCTTCCACTCCGCCTCGTCGGTTTTGAACCCGATCTTTAATAGGTACTCGCGGAGTATGCTCTTATCTGCCACTAGTTGCCCCTAGCCTTGGTTATAGCGGCCTGCTCCAGCCGCCTGTCATTTTCTTCCCGTACGTCTAACACATCATTCATAAGTGCTACGTCGTACAGGCTTAAGCTGCCATTAACAAGTTCAGCATAACTACAGAACCCAGCTACCATGGGGCGCATAACCCAGCCCACATTATCCGGCATTAAAAGCATCTCCACAGCCCTGTCCCCAGTGGCAGGTATCTTTACAGGGACGTAGGAAAAAAATCGCCTAGGTTCTCCTTTACTACATGGGCCACCAAGGTGATCATGGTGCGCATGTCAATATCTTGGTACATCATTACCCCGCTGTTGCGATCAATAACGCTGGCCCAAGTGTTGCCGGTTTTGCGCCTGCACACAGCCAAGCACTTTTTAATAATGTACTCACTGTCTGCATCGCTCATTGTGGAGATTGCCGTGGTAATGGGCTTGGCCAGTATTTCAAACATTTCCAAGGCCCGTTCATTCTCATCGCGTTGCAGTACGGCGCTGGCCTCTTCATCGGTGGGCAACGGTTCCTGTGCCACTTGGGTTGCCGCTGCCACCTGTTCCGGGGTAGGTTCTGGCAGATCTTGGAACAAAGCGCTGTGCGCCATTTTCTTAAACGCGCCGCTCATCTCTGCCAAGATGGGGCTTAAGCGCCGCGCGACGTGCCACTGGGTTAAGGCATCCATACTGCCGATGCTGAATTGTACCGAGCCAATAGTTACAACGGGGCGGTCCGTTGCGTTAACCATGGGTAAGTGCTCACTTTCTTATGTGAAGATAATTGCAGTTTGCAACGCACCCAGAACGGTATCCAGGTTAATTGCCTCAAACTCCCACTCTACGGGAACGCTGTCCTTGGTGTAACTGTTGTTGGGGTTGCGCACAAAGGCCACTTGTGTCGCCGTGGTGTTATCCCCGCTTACGTTGTTGTTGATAACGATGGTGTTCTTGCCCCAGAAAGCGCTGCTCTGCTTTTGGAAGTTGTACATCGCGTTAAGGGCTGCGTTGGTGGGGCTGGTTTTAAGGCACCGTACTACGATCCGGCCCGCATTGGCTGCATGCAGGTTGTGCACGCCACTGCCGTCCGCGCCTGTAACCATGGTGTTCTTTGGTTCAGTCATCTCGTAGCTGATACCCTCATCGCTAAGGCCAGCCCCTACACCTAGGTTGATGTTGCCACCGGGTCCCGTAATGGCAGCAACTACATCTTCAAAACTGTACGTCATGGTTCCTCCTTGCTACCACTGCGGTTAGTTAATCGCCCAGCGTAATTGCAATGTTCACCTTCTGGATTGCGCCCTTCAGCTTGGCTGCTACCTGGATAGGTACGCTGATGCGATTAGCGCGATCCGTGCTGTTTTGTGTTGCCACCGGGGGTGCGAACACGTAATAGCCCTTGGGCATGTAGTCGCCGGTGTTAAGGCTGCCAAAGCCCGGGCCGTCCCATACTCCCGGGGCCAGTGCGCCGTTAAGTACGAACTGCGCACTTACTGCCTCAATGTCTGTTACAAGTTGGTGGGTACCGGCATCGTCCTGTCCAACTTTGTTGCTGCCGTACAGCCTGCCGAACACTGCGCTCTGCACGCTGGTAGCGTAATTGACCGCGATAAGCTGCGTATCAATGTACATGGGGGCACCAGCACAGGTAACGCCATCCTGGATAATGGCAGTGTCGTTGTTGTAGGCCGCAAAGCTGTTGCAATTCTTGCTCTCCAGCACCGTGGCCTGTGTGGTGTTCAACTGCTCAGGCACAATGCCCGGCTCCTGCTTATACATCAGCGTGATGGTGCTGTTCTGCTGGGTATAGTCAGTGGTCAGGATGCGGGCCAGCATGCTCACCGCTGCGTACGCATTGGTGCTGCTAAACTGGATCGCTGTGCGCGTGTACTGGGCCGCCTTAAGCATGCTGGCCAAGTCCGTGGTGCTGGTGCTCAGCAAGGTGTTGGCATCCTGCGTGGTTACACCGAAGAAGTGATAGTTATCACTGGCTTCGATAAACGCCGCTACCGCCAACACTTCACTGTCCTGGATGGCTATGGGCGCTGCCGTGGCATAAGCCAGACCGAACCACCGCTGCCCCAGCAGGTTGTCGAACAGAATGGCTGCCTGCACCGGTGTCTCAGGATCAATGCCTTCTGACAGGAACGCCCCCGGGGTAGTGGAACGCAGCCCCATAAGCGCACTCAGGTCGGTGCCGCTGCCGGTGGGAGCACTGGCAAAGCTGATCGTGCTGGTTGGCCCCTCCACCGTGTTCATAAGTTCAAACCGGTTATACACGCTGTTCCATGTGCACACCACAGCGCCAGCCATGGCACTGGTAATCGCAGCGGCCACCCCGTTAAGGTTGGTAACATCGCTAAGATCAACCGAGGTAATGTCCGCTGCCGGGTTGCCTTGGTTAAACTGGATGTGGAACGAGCCAGCAGTAATGCCGGTAAAGTTGCTGAGCGCCTGCTGTGTGGGGCTAAGCGGGCCGCCAATAAGCTGCCCCTTGCTGCCCGACTGCGTGTCCCCACCGCTGCCTTCGCCGCTGGCATAGCGACCGATATACAGTTGGCTGGGCTGGGGTACCTGCTCAAACCACAGGGCAGCAGCAAGGTACTCCGGGGCGCTATCACCGAAGTCGTCACCGACCTCCGTAATGCTGCTGTACAAGCGCCACCGCTCTGTGATGGTGATGGTGTCGCTGGTGCCCAAGATTAGCATCTGATTCAATGCCGGGGCTTGTGCCGCCTGCGGATTCAGTTGGACTGTTACTTTTACCAACCGACTAACTGGCAAGGACTGTGACGCCATATGCTGCTCCTTCCTATGAATCTTCTTGAATTTTTACCACGTACTGCTTAACTGGATTATCAATGTTGATAACTACGTTGGCGATGTTTATCTCAGCTACGCTGTACGTGTACTTCTGCCTACGGCGAAGTGAAAATGGTAAGTCCGTGCCATTCACCCACTGGTTATTGATCTTAGCTGGTACAGTTACGCTTTCCCCTACCTCTACCAGACCATAGCCTGCTTGGGTAAGGTACCAGCGGTTCTGCGCCAGCCCAAGACCCATAGCCAGCCGTTCACTGTAGCTTTCGTTTGTCGGCCCGTAGAAGCTGGCCAATACGTGCAATACTTGGTGCCTTATTACAAAGCTATTGCCAGCAAATCCCACGCTGCTGGGCACGTGCCCCTGAAACTCAAAGTTATCCCGTTCCTTGCGCACCACACCAAGCGCTGCCCAGTTGGTGCTTAGATCAGGCTGGTTGGGCGGGTCAGTTGGCTGCCACCGGGGGCGTACCAGCGTCCCGTCCAGCCCCGTTATGCCAGCCATCATTACCTGCAGAAAATCCTGCAAGTCCTGATCGTTTAATTCGCCATCAATATCAGCGGGCTGTATAAACACCGGCAGCGTGCTCATTCCCCGCCCTCCACCGGCAATGCCAGCGCCGTACTTATGGTGCAGTAAGTCTTGGTAAAGCCCCGCCCATACTGGCTATAGTCTTCGTCGCTCTGCGCCTCGTACCAGTCGCCCTTCCAAACTACCCGGTCAGGCAGCATGCCTTGCGCCGCTGTGTGCAGCCGTACAATGCTGATGATAGTAATGCTCTTGCTGGTGCTTTGCGCTTCCGGGGTACGGTCAAGCTTGTTACCGCCTTCGGGGTAGACCACGCCCCGCTTACTCTTAAGCACCTGGATGGCTGCCTTGCCCCGGCCCTGCTGGGTAACAACTTCGGTGCGCCGGTATACGTCAAAAGTATCCAGCGTGTACGGGTTAGTCAGGGCCACGCTAACGTCAAGCATGGGCATTAGCTTTTCCTCCCCTGAATAACAACGTAACTGATGCTGTTACGCAACTTGCCCGTAACTACCAGCGTTCTGGTGGTCGTGATACCTCTACGCTTACGCGCGGCAATTGTCGCGGGCTGCAACGGGGGAGGAGTGTTGTCGTTGATACGCGCACGAATATGATTCTGCGCTACCAAGCCCACAGCGTTAAGCGCTGGTAAAGGATCACGACCATCCAGTGCTGCATCACCCGCTTGGGCCATGCGTCGTGTAATCTCTGCCTTGCCGTCGTTTATACCGGGCTGCATAAAGGGCCGCGCCGGTATGTTCATTGCAGGGCTGCCGTTGTCATGTATGTAGGCAAGCGCTGCGTTGTTAATCTCTTCAGTTCCGCCCGCGCCCTTACGTGTGCCCTTGGCCGCTGGGACGCCTACTTCAACGCTGGTACCGGCTAACTGCTTAAGCCCCTTGGCCAGCTTGGGCATATTGTCAGTTACGATTTCCAACGCCATCTGCTGGGCCATTACACCAGCCCTCCCGGCGGTCCGAACCATGGTGCGCCAAAGCCCGGGCCAAACGGCCCGCAACCCGGTGTGCCTACCTGTATGCCACCCATGCCAGCCATGCGGGCCAGCATTATGTACCGGGTGCCAAAGGTAGTCAGGTTAAAGTGCCCGGCTTTTTCAATGCTACTGCCAGCCGTGTCGTAGCTGACGTTTACGCTGCCCGGTGTTTCGCTGGCTATGGCCCCCTTGTTTACCCCCGGCAGGCCGCCTACATCCACCGTTTGGGCATTAAAAGCCTCTATAACCAAGTTGTGGGCCACAAACAGCATTACCCCCAGCGGTAAAACACTCCGCCAGCGATCCGCATTGAGGAGTAGGTAAGCCCAGTTAAGCCAGAAGGTGATGCTACTATCCGGAAATATGTCTGCGCTGGCAAACTCGGGGAAGCTGGCCCTAAAGCTTGCTACGGTAACGGTATCCATCTTCCCCTCCTTTGCCGGTGCGTTACTTCTTGCCCTGCTGCTTCTTGGCTTGCGCCTGCTGCTTGCCCTGCGTCTTGTCGTCGCCCCCGGTTACCCGGTCGGCAACTTCTTGATGCCGCGCCAGCGCTGCCTTCTGGTACTCGCTGTAGCCAGCATCGCCAGCCGCGAACACCGGTACCGTCTTGTCAACTTCAACGGTCGGGGCGGTAAACACGGCATCCGGATCACCTACGCCGAGGGGGCGCAAGTTATCCTTATTGCCAAAGGGCACACGGCCCAAGAGACCACAGCCCTGCGTCATGGGGCCTACTGGCGCACCGTGCGCCGTGCCCATGTAGCAGTTCGTATCAATGTCAAGGACAGGGTCGTAGGCCCGGTAAGGGGCGTCGGCCACTTCTTCATCCTCAGTTGCGTTGCTCTTTTGGGCATCCGCATTTTCAGCAGCCCGCTTGGCTTCGGCATCCTGCCGCTCGGCCGCTGCCTTTTCGTTTTCCTGCCGTGCCTTTTCTTCTTCAGGTGTCACTTGTGGTTCTCCCTTCTGTGGTTTGCCTGCAAGCTAGGGGCCGGGGTTGCGGCCCCCAACACACAGCCGGTAGTTACAGACCGTCGTAGTATCCGATGGTCTCGGGGTACACGATTTCCACCACACCCAGACGACCGTAGTACGTGGTCTTCTGCCAGATGCTTTCGAACTGGATGGGTGTGCGCTGCAACGACGTCATGGGGAACCGGACCCGCTTTTTGTCCTTGGTGTAGACCACCATGCGGTCTACCGTGCCCGGGACGCCAACTGTGCCACCCACCCCGGTACCGATGTTCCACTTGGTTGCGACGATGGACAGGTTCTTTGCGCCCTGCTCGTTGCCGCTGGTCATGAGAATGTTGTTGTCCTTAATGTACTTAAGGATGCTGACGTTGCCAGCCTCGCTCACCTTGGTGGTGGCAAGGTAGCCCAACACCAGCGGGGGCAGAATGACGCGGTCAGGCATCATGCTGTAACCAGTGGCGGCCCACACTGCGGTGATGGCGCTGTTGAAGTCAGCAAGAATTTCATCCGGCGTCTTGCTGCTCCAGTGCGAACTTCCGCCCGCACCGTTGGGGAACGTAACCGGGGTCACGAGGCTGCTGGTAAGCAGGCCGGGGTCGCCCAGTGTCAGGTCTCCAAGGTAAACCTGCTCGTCGATGTCCATCTGGTACTTCAGTTGCAGGCCATCGAACTTCTGCTGGTCAATGGGGCGTCCAAGCCGGGCTGCGCTTTCCAGCTCCGGAATGGTGTACTTCAGCTCCATGCCCCACAGGTGCAAGGGGTGCGGGATCTTGGAGATGTCCAGGTTCATGCCTGTAATCTCGTTGCTGTTCTTGCCGATCCACGCCTTGCCGTTGCCGATACCGTTGCCGGTACCAAGGCCGCCTGCACTGCCGTAAGTGGACAGCGTAAAGCTGCTCACTTCGTCGGCAATGGTAACGTCCTCGCGCAGGTCAATGTCCCGGCTCCAGGTAACAGCAGCCAAGGGCTCATGCAGCGTGGGGTCCAAGCGCTCCAGTTCGCCAACCAAGAACGCCCCGGTGCTGTCCACCGTCTTGCCGTCGTGCGTGGTGCATGCTACCGGCAGCCGTTTGCCCATGGCGTTGCCACTGGCATCAGTTTGCATTGCATTGTCAAATGTCTGCATTGCAGGGTACAATCCTTTCTTCTAGATTCGGCTATGCCGGTTAGATGTTGTACGCGATTTCCACGATACCGCCTGCATCAGCGGGGCCGTTGAAATAGCTGTTTGCACTGAGCGCGATGGTGCTGCCCCCGGTAGCTGCCGCCTCGACTCCGCCCTGTACGTGCGTGCCGCTGCTGGCTGCGATCCAGATGTTAACAACCCCACCCTTTACTGCTGCCTGCGTACCGCCAAGCTTGGCCAGCATGTAGCCGGACTTCAGCAAGTCGGCAATACCAGTTGCCGGGGCCGCGCCCACGCCAAACGGTGCCGCGCCGTAATTGGTGCCGCTGCTTACCTGCGTTGGGTAGGGCCGTACAACAAACCCGTCAATCGCGGTATCGGTACCGGTTACGCTGCGCACCCCGTTGGTTGCCGTGCGGTCGTACACGCCAGCCAACCCGAACGAAAGCACAGGATTTGCCCCGTCAATGGCGACCGGTTCAATCTTGGCATTTTCGTACCGGGTAATGTCACCGGGGCTGCCTGCACCCATGCGGTACAGGAAGCTGATGTCATTGGTTACGCTACGCCCCCGCTTTACTCCGGCCTCACGGCGCGTAAGCCCCAGCAGGCTAGTTGCGAATGCAATCATTGCTTGTTTCATTACCTTGTTTCTCCTTTCCTGCATTTACGGCTTACTGCCGGTTATTTGTTCTGCTTTGCCCAGAAATCGGCGTACTTCTTGTTGAGGTCGGCGTTGGTTGGGGGCTTAACGCTGCCCGCGCCTTGGCCGAAGCTTGGCATTCCATCCGTTGTGCGGGCCGTGGCCATTCGGTTGGCCTGCTGCATGGCTGCACCCACACCGTTAAACAACGTGCGCACGCTACGGCAGTCAAGCTTGGCCAGCGTGTCTGCTGTCAGGGCCTTGCCGCGTACCGCGCCGATCACCTGTGCGCTGGTGGGCACCTTAAGCGCCGCGTCCAGCGTACGGCGACGCAGGCCGCACAGCGCGTCAAGCGTGGCCACCCGCTTGGCCTTGGCGTCAAGCGTTGGCACCTGGATGCCCGGGCTGATGATCTCGGCCATGGCGCGTACGTTCTGGAAGTTCTCAACCAGCAGGGCACTGTCCGTGGTCTTGCGGGCTTCCTCTTCCTTGCCTTCGGGGGCTTCCTCTTCCATGGCGTCCGCAACCTTTTCCGCGGTATCCATGCTGGGGTCTTGGCTGGTTTCCTCGTCGGCCCCGTCTGTGGTGTTGCTGCTGGCAGCAGCGGCAGCTTCCTTGCTTTCCTTGTCCGCCTTCTGCTCCTGCAACTGCTTGATCATTTCCTGCTGGTCGTCGCAGGTTTTCTGGAGCGCAGTGTGGGCCGCCTCGTGCTCCTTCATGTAGTTGTCAATGGCCTCGTCGTTCCACTTAACGTTGCCGTGGTGCTCTTCCTTGTCACCAAGGTGGATGTGCACCGCGCCCTCCGATGCCTCTTCGCCGCCATCGGCGTCGTTGGTCATCTGGGTTGCGATGCGCTTAACTTCCTTTTCGTCACGGCTACGCACCGCTGTCAACAGACTGCCGAGCAGTGCAAGGCCGTTCTTCTTGTCAGCCATTTTCTTTTTCCTTTCTTTGCATTTGCATGCAGAGTGATCAACGGTTTTGTGGTCCCCTATGGCGCACTGCTCACCACAGCGGCCACTTCGCACAACAGCAACGTGATTAACAATGATATCTGACTGGTAGCCTACCCCGGGTTCCGTTTCCATGTAATCAGCGGTATACCCAAGGCTAACCTCCCGCTTTACTTTGTTCTGGATATCCTTAATCATAACTGAATCAGTTACGAGAAAGTCCGCCAGCATAAACTCACTTAGCTCGCCAGTGCCGCGCCGAATGTTGAACATGGTGCCCTTGGCCAGTTTGCTGTACGTGGCCGGGGTAACTTCCATCTCACTGGGGTGCTCGTCAGTGATAGGCATCATGTTGGCGCTGCGCAGGGCGTCGGGGTCAAATAACTGCTCCGCGTTGCGGTACACAGTTATGATGCGGTCCCCGGGGGCTGGGGTGATCGGCACTTCACCCGCCGCGTATAACATGCTGCCGGTACGGGCAACGGGCACGTCATAGCAGATAAGATAGCCCTGCTTGGTAAGTTCCATGCGCGGGCCAAGCTGCTCCACCGTGTAAAACATCTGCCGATTGTTGGTGGGGTTATCCATCAGTAAACTAGTTGTAACTGCAAAGTGTAAGTTACTGCAAGACTGTTGCCATCAAGTTGTGGTGGAGGAGTGGCAAAGGTTACCGTGACCGTGCTGCCTGCCAGCGTGGCCGTCGCCGTGGGGTTGGCTACCGCCTGCGTGTTGCTCACCACCGGGGCGCGGACGCCGCTGGGTAGCTTGCCCGCAAAGCTTAGCCGGTTAGGTGGCTGGGTAAGATCAAATACAAAGGCCGTGGCCACGCCATCACTTACAAAGCTGAACTGTATCTTCTCTGCTGCCTGGATGCTCATTATTGCTCCTTACCAGATTCTACCGTGATACCCACCCACTGCGTTGAACAGCACTATGATCAGTACGATGGCCAGCAGCACGTAAAGAATGTTACCGATGCCCGGGCCGTACCAGCTACCCCGTACCGCGCCATAGTTACCGCCTGCAAACAAGATAAGTAGAACCACGACCAATAGTAGGAGCATGCTTATACCTTTATCCAGTTGGCAGTGTTGCCGTCGGGCGACATCACTGTCATACTCGCTAGCGCTGCCAGTGTGGGGTTAGCAGTGCCGTCCACAGTACCGGTAACGGTAAGTGTGTTGGCAGTGCCGAGGTTCTTGATTGTGTGGCGCTGCCCTATGTAGGCCGTGGCAGGCAGGGTAACCGCAAAGCTTGCACTGGTGGTGTTACCGACCACTACCCGATCTGTGGGCAGCAGGGTATAGGCGCTGGTCTTGCCGGTTAAGATGTTGTTGTCGTTCTGCCAGTAGCCGGTAAGCTTGCCGATGGTGGTAAAGCCATCCGCCAGCCCGGTTATCTGCCGCCCCGGGCCGTAGTCCAGGTCTGCAATGTGCAGATCGTTGATGGTAATGTTTGTCATGGCCAGCGCGTTGGCCAGCGTGGCTACGGTTATGCCCTGCTTGGCCACGATGTAGTAACCGTCAATGGTCATACGCTTAATCGTGGCCGTGTTGAAGAAGCTATACAGCAGTTGGGGCACGCTTGCGCCGTTCACCTGTATGTATACTCGGTTGTTTACAAAGTGCAGCCCGCTTACGGTAGCTGCCGCGCCCTGCAACCACACAAAGCCCTGTGCGCTGGCCCCGGCTCCGTACCATGTATTGTTACTTATTGTGACGTTGCCCACGCCACTGTCAATTTCAATAAGGCGCTTGGTGGTGCCCAGCGTCTGGCACGTGTTGCTGTCAATAATTACTGCTTGGCCGTTTACATCGCCGGTGGCTACGCCATTAAATACGCCAATGAGCACCATGCACTCACTTACGACGCAGCTATTATTGGCGACTATTATCTGCCCTACTTGGTTGTCCACGCTGCCGTACATGCGCACCGCATGCAGGCAGGCAATGATGCTGTTATTCGTAACCCGTATGCGATCAAGAACCCCACCCGCGTAGCCTTCCGGCGCGTTGATGGCTATGCCGTCATCGCTGTAGTTGTTGTATACGATGTTGCCGTCAATCGTAACGTCGTTGCCCGGGCCATTAAGATGGATACCGTCATTGTTCAGGGTGGTTGTGGTGTTGGGGTTCCAAACCACGTTCTTACGCAGGTCAGTATTTACGCAGTTGGTAAGGCGTACGGCATAAGTGGGGGCATCAAAGATAAGCATGTTCTCAATGATCAGCCCGTTTACATCATGCAAATCTACATTGAATTTCCACGCGCCCCCTACAGCCGCACGCGGGTCGCCGCTGGTGCAGTTGCCGGTGGTTCCGTTGCCTCGGTTGCCGTTGATCTGGAAGTTGCGCAGCGTAATGTTCCCAGCCTGTGGCCCGGCTGTTGCGCCCAAGGGGCCGTTATCCAGGGCCGTGCTGTTGCTGCCTGCCTTCATAAACCAGCCGGTGTCCCAGCCTAGGCCGTCAATGCAGATGTGCCCGGTGGCAGGTAGGTGCAGCCCAGTAATCAAGCTGCCACCATCGTAGATAATCTTGGTTGGATTCGTAACACTAATAGTGTTCAAAAAGGCTTGCAGCACCGCAGTGTCATCAGTGGCAGCGCCCCCGGCAGCGTTAAGCCCGGTGTTTACGTTGCAGTCAAGGGCAAGGCCGTTTATATCCTTGCTGGCAACTACTACTCTAAAACCGTTCATCTCGCACCTGCCGCGTAGTAGGCTGCAACATCCGTGGGGCTTAGCGCCCGATTGTAGAGTCTAGTGTAGGCAATGATTCCGCCACCTAATGGGAAGGTGCCGTTGGGGCGGCCCCCGATGGCCAGCTTATTGGCGTTGGCTGTTGAAGCTGTAAGGTTATTCGCGGGGTGTGTGGCATTTTCAGCAACACCGTTCAAATATAACTTGCACCCGGCCCCGGTTCTGCTGCCGTCATATGTGAATACAACGAAATACAACGTGTTCGCTGTAATAACCGTGGAGCCTAGGGTTTCTATAGCATTGCTGCCGATGGCGTTGGCCAGCCAAACGTTGAACACTACCGGCCCGGTGTTCGTGCCCAGTTCCCAGCCCTTGTTAGTGGCATCCAGTGTGCTTAGCACTGTCCTAAACGTGCTTAGGTTGCTTATCTTTACCCACGTACTAAAGCTGAACGGGGTGGTACCGTCAAAGTTGGTGGCCGTCTGGTTGGCTCCCAGTGCGTAGGCCGTGCTGCTGAATGTTGCCGTGCTGCCGGGCAACGGTGCATTCGTGGCCCATGCTAGCGTCCCAGCCCCTAGGGTTTCGGTGTTGCCGGTGCCAGCGGTATTCGCAAAGGCGCTGCCGGTACCGTCCGTCATAGACCAACCGTCCACCAGTCCGGTGTTCATGTTTCCGATGGTAAGTGACGCGGGGGCCGTGTGGGTGTGCGTACCGTCTGTGGCCTGCACCGTAATGTTCGTAGTAGAAGCTGCCTGCGTTGGCGGGAAGCTTACCGTAAAGGTGTTCGTGCCTGAGCCGGTTATGGTGCTGGGGCTGAAGGCCCCTGTCATACCGGTGGCAAGGCCGCTGGCGCTGTAGCTTGCCGTGCTGGTATACGCGCCTATAGCGTTCTGCGTGTCTGTAAACACGGCAGTCTGCGGGTTGGCCATGCTCGGCTGGATGCTTATCGTAGCCGGGCTGGTTACAAGTTCAAAGTCCGGCACGAGGGCCGGGGCAGCTTCAAAACTGCAAATATAGGTGCCAGCGCTGGGCACCGTAAGGCTCGCATTATTGGTGTCCACCGGTAATGCGCTAAAAGTCGCTGTGCTGTATGTGCCGTTGCTGTTCTTAACTAAGCAGTCAACGTGGAAGAACAGACTGGCCAAGTTGTGCGTCCAGGTAAAGGCCCCCGGGGCAGCATAGGTGTGCTGCATGGTAATGGCAGCGGCCCCGCCTGTACCTGTGCCGTTGCACAGCACTGGGACTCCGTTGGTGTAGCTGCAAGTCTTAACTGGGCTACCCGGGGTAAGCCCTTGCCCCAGCACTTGGCCGGGCTTGTTTGTCTGGCCGAAGGCGCTGCACGCCAACACCAGCAGTACTGCCACCGCACTTACGATTTTAATCATGGTAAGGGCACCGAGTTAGGCAGGGGGATGGCGTAGCGCCCGATGAGAGCGTATCCATTGTCGATATACAGACCACTGTTGGCCAAGTTCGCACCGAAGATCGGCCTCAGTAGTATAGGGTTGGCCCCAGCCTGCGTATAAACAAAGAGCCCGGCCACGTTGCCGCTGGTGCTGGTATCGTTGGCCACAGTATAGAAGTACCCGGTAGTATCGTCCATGGCACCGATGTACGCATTGGTGTAGAACGCATCCCTGATCCATGCCGTTACCGTGCCGCTGCCCGTTGCCGCTACGCTGATCGTTGCCGTGGTAGCGTTCGTAACAGCAGTGATGTAGCTACCTTCCGTAATCACGTTGGGGCCGCTTACCAGCCTGCCCACGTCTGCGGCGGTAAAGTTGGCCGTGGTGCTCGTAATCGTGGTAGTTGCATTAGCCACCAGATCCACAACGCTACGCCCCGCACCCCCGGGCACGGCAATGTTCTGGGGCTTAAGCAGGCTGGCCCACTGCGGAGTAAGCCCGGTGCGCGTAAACAGGTAAGCGCCCCCGCCCTGCACCTGATCACTGGCAGCCCAGATATAATTTGACCCGAAGCCAAGGCTCACAGCCTGCCACGTGCCCGCGCCCCCGCTGGTAAAGTTCGGCAGCGGGTTAAAGGTTGCTCCGCCGTCCGTGCTGCGATATATGTAGCCGGGCAGCGGGGCGTACGGCGCAATGCCATCACCCACGGTTACGTATATGGTTCCGTGGTTATACGGGTCTTCATACACGGCATGGATGTGGCGTACATGCGTGCCCAAGGGGCCAAGCACCCGGGTAAAGTTCGTTCCGTCGGTGCTGCGGTACAGGCTGGGGCCGCCCGTAATGTCCGTGACCCCGGTGTACTCACCAACAAAGATGCCGCTGGTGGTAGCCCTGAAGTCGTTAGGGAAGAATGTGGCGTTGGCGCTAAGGCTAAGCAGCGGTCCTGTCCAGGTAGGCTGCGTTCCGCCGGTTACGAGCGGGCTGCTGTACACCTGGAACGTATTGGTGGTGCTGTTGAGCACCAGAATGTACATGAGATTGTTGAAGACAACTACCTTAAGGCCTCCGGTGGGCACGCAGTTGGTAGGCAGGTTAAGCGTGCGCAAACTGCTGAAGGCCAGCATATTGGCCAGCGTGTCGTACTGGTAGAATCCGGCGCTGTTAAACAGCCATATTTGATTCGTACCTGTGAATCCTGCAAATGTGCGACTGCTGCTGGTCTGTATGGTGTTCGTATATGGGGTAGCCGTGTTGTAGCTGGTAGTGTTTACGGCGCTGCCCGGGCAAAGCACCGGCACGCCACTGGTGAATCCGCAGTACTGGGCCACGCTGCCCTGCTTGGCTCCTTGGCTAAGCACGCTGCCGGGGCGCTGCGCTACTGCCACGGTAAGCCCTGCCACGAATACTACCAAGCCCATTGCCCACTTGCGAATCATATTTCCACCTTATTTTCTATAGCTACCGGTAGCCCACTAACGAGCACTCGGCAGGCTGCTACTCCTAACATGTATCCGGCGTAAAAAGTCTCCGGCATACCGGGCCGCGCCGCACGTACTTCAGCAATCTGTTCTGCGAATATGTGCGCGTGCGAGGTACGATACACGCCCACCGGATCAGCCAGCATGCCGCTGGCCTGTTCAATAATCTCTGCGCTGGGTACGATCATAGTTCGTGGTGCGGAAACACTACAGCGCCCCGCCCTCCTACCCACCACTTGATGCGTAGCCATACCATGTACCACCAGACTGTTTTCATAGCACCCCCGGCAGTATCACTTCTTGGTAACAGCGGCAGTTATAAATCTGCCCCGCATGGGCGCGTTCCCCATTGCTGCCGCTTATCGGCGGTCGTGACCATTCAATAAACTCACCCTCCAGCCGCTTGTGCAGGGGCCGCACGTCGGTATCCCGGCTGGTGCGCCATATGTAGCCCGGGCTGCCCACGTACTCAGCGCGTACTTGGGTAAGCAGGCTGGCAGTGCGGGCCGTCTCGGTGCGGGCAATGGTCTTGGCCCGGCTTAGGGCCACGTGCCCGCTGGCCATCACCATCTGCTCAATCTCTTTGCCCCGGCCACTGGTGATCAGGTTGCGTACGGTAAGCTGGTGCACGCGCTCGGCAGCTTCAATAGGTATGCTGGTGATCAGGCTTACTTGATCGCCGAGCCGCGCCGTAAGCACGCTCTCAACCGGTGCGCTGGCAATCTGCCGTCGTAAGGTGCGCCCCATCTCTTGGGCTGCCTGCTCCCATGCTCGGCCGTCGCGCTGCAACACTTCAAGATGCATGCGCTTGG